CCCATAATTCATTGCTATTGACTCTGTATATGGAGGTATCTTTTTATCTATTGGTAAAAAAAATGGAATGGCTCGTTTTGCTGGTAAATGTTTTGCGTGTGATTTCCATTTAGATTTATAAAAATCACCAATAATTAAACGTCTAAAACCACTGCAGTCAAATACAAAATCAACAGGAATTATTATATCGTTTACTACGAGTGACGTAATGTAATTGTCATCATTATTTTTAATTTCTTTCACCACGCCCTCAACTCTTTTAATCCCTCTTGATTCTCCAACTTGTCTTAAAAATTTAGCGAGAACTCGTGCATCAAAATGTAAAGACCACAGACCGTAGTTATCAAATTTTTCTAGTGGATTACTCACATTAATTTTATCGTTTTCAATAAAAGGCACGCAAAAATTGTCTGACATTTGTTGATAAAATACGTGTTCATTAAATTTATGTTTTAATTGTGCTGAATATATTAATGAAAAACATGTGTCTTTTTCTATAAATGGATTTAATCCATAAGAGTGTGTTTCAGATGCAGACGAATACGAAGCAAATGGATGGTAATAATATTGTGTGCTTGCTGACCAATTTGTAAATTTAATACCGTTTTTTATGGTTGCATTACAATTTTTAACTAAATCAGAAAATGGTATTCCTAAAAAATCAAAAAACCCAACAAGATGAGGAGTTGTTCCTTCGCCAGCACCCAATATGCCAATCTCGTCACTTTCAATTAAAACTATATTTGTATCTGGATAGATTACTTGCGCGTAAAGAGCAGTCATCCAACCCGCAGTCCCGCCACCGACAATAACTACATTCATACTATAGATAGTATCATATTTCGTAGTGAAACAGCAGCTTCTTGTATCGCCTTTAAAGGTAAAAGTGTTTTTTATTTATCCTAAAAATAACTATTGAGTTATACTATAGGTATGAAAAAAGAATTATTTACTAATGTTTTACTTAGAATCCTTGCTACTTTTGCCGCCTCTGGTTTAGGGGTTATTGGTGCAGGAACAATCGCTGGCGTACCGGTGCTCAAGGCTGTCTTTATGGCCGGGATCGCAGGTGTTGCGGTAGTAATTGAAGGACTATCTCGTGCTTTCTTAGATGACGGTAATTTAACTAAAGATGAAATTAATCAGGTATTCAGCAAGGTTGACAGGAAAGCGCCAACAAAGGCAAATGAAAATTTGGATTGATAAAAACTTATGTATGAGTACCGAGTAAAGAAAGTTATTAAAGTTGTAGATGGGGATACGATTGATGTTGACATTGATTTGGGGTTTAGTATTTCTTACACTCAGCGAGTTCGTCTTGCTGGTATTGATACTCCAGAATCTCGGACTAGGGACAAAAAAGAAAAAGCATTAGGGCTTGAGGTTAAAGATAAATTAAAGAAAGCCATTGATGCTGCTACAAAGATTGTAATCAAAACAGAAAAACCAGATAGCTCCGAAAAATATGGCCGGATTTTAGGTTGGGTATTTCTTGATGATAACAAAGTTTCCATTAACCAAACATTGATTGATGAAGGCTATGCATGGGGTTATATGGGGAAAACCAAAGTTAAAGACTTTGACGCATTATTAAAAAAACGCAATGGTAAAAAATAATGCGAGTGTGGATTGATCAAGACTTATGTACTGGAGATGGGCTGTGCGCAGAGATAGCACCAGATGTGTTCACGATGCTGGAGGATGGATTGGCGTACGTTCAGGAGAATGGGAAAGTATATTCAAAACTGCGAGGGAACCCAGAAGGCGCAAGCGGGGTCGCTTCTTTCGCAGACGACAGGCTGGCTGATGTAATTGATGCGGCAGAAGATTGTCCGGGTGAATGTATTTTTATAGAAGAATAAAATGAATACCCCCTCCAGGGTTCGTTTAGCTTTTGGGCGTAAAGCATCATGGGTTCCGATAGCAATGATTTTAGCTTCGTTTGTTTTTCCCAGTATAGTCAAAGCAAATATTGAACCAGGTTTAGATGTAACTGTTTACGATAACTACGGCTACAACTCCGCTCCACCGCTTCCAGCAGAAAGTGGTGTTCCTGCTGTGGGTACAACAACCCAAACCGACATTAATCACGATTTTGATAATGAGCCGCTATTTAATCTTTACGAAGACTTTATTGTTAAATACGAAGGTTACATAACATCTTCAGTTGATGCTGAAATTATATTCTACCCTCACGCCGATGATGGAACAAAGTTCTACCTAGATGGTGTTCTGATTGATGATAACTGGGCTGATAAGGGTGGTGGAGGAAATGAAACCCTTCCGCAATCTTTTACCGCTAATGTTCCAAGACAAATTACATACTGGTACTACGACAATGGTGGCTGGGCAAATACAACGTTGTATTGGGACAATGGTAATGGTTTTGAAGTTGTACCTGAAAGTGCATTTACCAAGACAGAAACTGTAAATACCACTACTACTACATCCACAAGCACAACGAGTACAACGACCAGCACTACAACCACAAGTACAACAACGACCACGATTCCGGATTCGCCAATCTGTCCACCTGAAAATCTAGTTGTTTCTGAAAGTGGTGAAAATATTCTTTTAGACTGGGATGCGCCATCTTGTGGAGCAAATGAGCCTGAGCGTTACGCAATCTTTTTTACTTCGGGTAGCAATAATGGGTGGGGTGTTGCAACAGGTAATGTCGGCGGACCAAATGCGCTAAACGCTTATTACACATTCTCAAAATCTTATTTTGGTCTATCTTTCTTCAACGTTGAGTCTGGTTCAACTTGGAGATTCCGCGTCAGATCAGATAATGACACTTTGGCATTATATTCTACTTACACTGCAGAAGTAGAAATGGCGATTGACACAACCCCAACTACGACCACTACAAGCACAACTACCACGACCTCTACAACCACCACCACTACCTCTACAACTACCACAACAAGCACGACTGTTCCAACTACGACCACAAGCAGTACAACCACCACTGTTTTTATAAATACAACAACTCCGCCCCCAGTAACCGTCCCCCCAGTAGAAAATGGCTCTACGAGCTCTACAAGCCCCGTTCAGACCGTTCCGGAGCCAGTAGATACCACACCTCCACAAGTAGTAGTGACAGAGCCTGAAACAGAGTCCACAACGGTGACGCTTCCCGTAGAAACAGAACCAGAAACATTTACAACCTATCTTCCCGACCTTCCTGAAGAACCTGTTGAGCCTGACGTGACCGTTCCTGAGACAGTCGTTCCTGACGTGACCGTTCCTGAGACAGTCGTTCCTGACCTTTCCACCATTGAGACTCTACCTGACGAAACAGAACAGCCAGAAGACATACCAGGGCTGCAGGAAGATAAAGCAGAAACAAAAATAGACCCAGTAGAGGATTCATCACCTAATACGTTACCATCTATTTTTGACGACAACGTTGATTTCACCGAAATATCTAACGATGATTTTAGCGAAGCAATTGACACAATCTTTGACGACCTGCAAGACACAGAGGACATTACAGAAGTTCTCGGCTCATTCCTTGAAACAGATATTTCCGACGAACAGTTTGATTCAGTTTTGGACAAGGTGTTTGACGGTCCGATGACTGCTAACGAAACCACGGAAGTACTGGAAGGACTGCTTGATGGTCCTGTCACGATTACTCAACTGGAAACAATCATGGACAAGGTGTTTGAGGATATATCAGACACGACAGAAACGGCTGCAGTGTTGGACACGTTGCTTGACGGTCCTCTCAGCAATGAGGAACTTGATTCGGTTATGGAAGCAGTCTTCAGCGAAGAAGCAACCGTTGACCAAATGGCTGATGTCGTGAGCGGCCTTCTTGATAAAGACCTTGGTGCTGAAGAACTTGACGCAGTATTTGAGGCGGCATTTGACGGAGACCTCTCGGACAAAGAAACCATTGACCTCATCGTGGATGTGTTGGCAGAAGACCTCACCTCCGAAGCGTTGGGTTCTGCTTTGGATGCCGTGTTTGACGAAGAAGTAAGTAACGAAGTTTTGGTTGAAACTTTTACTGCTGTCTTAGGCAACGAGCTCAACGATGATTCCGTTGAGGTAGTCGTAAATGTTCTTGAGTCAGAGTCAATATCGCAGGCGCAGGTCGCAACGGTTGTCACGTTAATCATTGAACAAGAAGGCGGGGTTGATGCGGAGCAAGCAACAGAACTCGCAACAAGTTCAAAAGTATTGGAAAGCATTGACGGTGAGCAAGCAACAGAAGTGTTTGATGCCGTGGTTGCGGCTGAAGTATCGCTTGAAGACGGAGCTACAATTGTAGATGCGGTTCAAGAATCTCCTGTGGAAGTTAAAGAAGCATTTGAAGAAGAGATAAATGTGTTTGAAGGTGTTTTTGATGGATACATTTCTATTGGTTCAACAGTGGATACTGGTGATCGCAGATTGCTTATTGCCGCAGCTGCTGCTGTAGCGACTGTTGCGGCAAATACTCTACCTGGAGGTTCTGGCTCAGGGGGGTCAGGCGGTGGTTCTGGTGGAAGCAGTCCAAGTGTTGGTTTAAACGATGCTGCAAGAAAAGAAGAAGAACAAGAAATGGCCGGAGAAATATCTGGCGGAGGCAATGATGATGATACTGATTATGCTAAAAATAGCATTTTCAAGTATTATATAAAGGAGGGTTTGGAAATGAAAAAATTTGATTGGTTGGGTTTTGTCAAAAAACTATGGGATATAACTGCTGGTCTTGCTTTTACTATTGCAGGTAGTGTTGTTGTTTATTATACACTTTCTGGTGTAACACAAACTATTGCTTTAGTTTCAACTATAACTGCCTGCATAGTGCATTATGTTCACCAAATACTTAAAAACGATATTGACTGATTTGCCTTTAAAGCTTGGTGGTGTATACTTGTAGTTGGCACCACTGGGTGCTAGGAGGGTGATCCATGTCTAGTTTGTTAAGTGAGAATAATAAGAAGATGTTAGCGTCTTATGCTCGGTCTTGCGTTTCAGCAGGTCTTGCAGTATACATGACGGGAAACACAAATCCAAAAGATATCGCAACAGCAGCATTTGCTGGTTTAATACCAGTTATTATGCGTTGGCTGAATCCAAATGATTCAGCGTTTGGTCGCAGTAAGTAATATTAATTAAGGAGACTACATGAACAAAAAAGTTGAATGGGACATCATAGTTCCGGTTAAATTACCAATTAGTTTAAAAAATGTAGAACCTGGCAAGCTCCACCCATCGCTCCTCCGTAAAATCCCTCAAGGTGGTCAATTGCACTACCTTGCGGCGGATGCATGGAATGCGATGGTGGATGCCGCTAAAGCAGACGGTGTTGAATTAAAGCCCACAAGTTCGGGCGATACTTATAGAAGTTATGATAGCCAAAAAGCCGGTTTTTTACGAAGATATCAATTACAACCCATACCTAATCAAAAAACAAAAACATTTGAAGGCAAGACTTGGTATCTCAAAAAAGGCATGGCTATGCTGGCCACACCAGGGAAATCAAATCACAATCTTGGTCTTGCTGTTGACATTCACACGGTAGGCGAGAAGAAGCGTCTTAATTGGCTTATCGCAAATGTTCTTAAATTCGGGTGGTCTTGGGAAGTGGTTCCAAGCGAACCATGGCATATACGCTATACAGAGGGTGATCAAGCTCCTCAAGCCGTAAAAGAATGGCTTGCGCTCAATCCAAAAGATCCAAGTATTTTTGGGACAGTAGCGGAACAAAAAATTGTGGCAGAAGCTGTTGTTAAAACACAACAGCCTAAGGCAGTAAATATTTCTGTTGCAAAAAATAAACCAAAACTTATTAAAAATTATAAAGGGAGGGCAGTAAAGCAAGCTCAAACATTGTTATCCAAGCATGGGTTTCGGTGTCGGCCCGATGGAGATTTTGGTCCCAAGACGTATGCTCTTGTAAAGAATTTTCAAAAATCAAAATCTCTTCCTGAAACAGGAGAAGTTGACGAACGAACATGGGCGGCATTGCTCTCTTAAGCAATTTGATATAAAATTACATAGGAGAAACTATGGCAGCAGAGCGTGACATTGATATTTATCAAGGCGATACATACGTCCATCAATTGTCGTTAAAAGATAGCGCCAATGCTGTCATAAATATTTCATCAAGAACATACGCTGGTCAGTTAAGAAAGAGAAGGTCTTCTGACACGATTACAGCAACTTTTACTACTGAGATAACAGACGGGGCTAACGGAGTTGTTGTGTTTAGCCTTGCAGCAAATCTTACCTCAAACATAGCTTCTGGCACTTATGTATATGATTTTCAAGAAACTAATGGCAATGCTGTTACAACCCTTCTAACAGGAAGTGTTACTGTAACAGCTGAGGTTACGCGATAATGTCTGACTTAACCACAGTTCAAATTTATGCAAATAATATATCTAATGTTTCTCAGATAACAAGCACTACGGTATTGAGTCAAAGTAGTGGTACAATTAATTTAGCAAGTTTAAGTTTAAGCAGCACAGCGCCAGCGGATATCGCAAGATCGGCCAGCGTTGGGTCAAGCGGAGTTGCAGCTAGAGCAGATCATGTTCATAGCGCAGCAGATTTATTATTAGATGGAGGAAACTACTAATGGCAAATACAGTAAGAATTAAAAGAAGGACATCCGGCACTGCCGGAGCGCCAACAACAATTGAAAATGCAGAATTAGCTTTTAACGAAGTTGATGACATTCTCTACTACGGAGAGGGAACCGCTGGAGCAGGCGGCTCGGGTACGGCTCTTGCTATTGCTGGTCCTGGCGCATTTGCTACATTAACAAGTGCTCAGACTCTTAGTGGTAACAAAACATTCTCTGGCGTTGTCATTGTGCCTACTCCATCTGAAAACACACACGCTGCAACAAAAGTATATGTAGACGATGCAATTGATGGTGTATCTACAACTTTCACTGCTGCCGGTGATTCTGGTACTGTCACAATTACAACTGGTGTAGATACGCTAACAGTCGCTGGTGGAACTGGTTTAACATCCGTTGCTGCGGCAACAGATACGGTTACAATTAATCTTGACAGCACAGCTGTTACAGCCGCAAGTTATGGTGCCGCCGGTACTGTTGCAACATTTACGGTTGACGCACAAGGTAGACTAACTACTGCTGCTAATACAGCGATTTCAATTACTGCTTCACAAGTTAGTGACAGGACAACAAGTCTTGTAACTGGTTTGACAGGAACAGCAAATCAAATTGCTGTTACTAACAGTGGCGTTGGAGCCGTAACATTAAGTCTTCCAAACAATGTCACTATTGCTGAAAATCTTACCGTTACTGGTGATCTAGTTGTTAGTGGTGCGACTACAACTCTTAACACGGAAACTCTTTCAGTTGAAGATAAAAATATTGTTTTAGCAAATGTTGCTACTCCAACTGATGTAACAGCCGATGGTGCTGGGTTCACAATTAAAGGCACAACTGATAAAACTCTTAACTGGGTTGACGCAACAGATGCATGGACCTCATCAGAAGATTTCAATTTGGTTTCAGGAAAAATATTTAAAATTAATAATGTAACAGTTTTAAGCGGAACAAACTTAGACAATGTTACTGTTGACGGTGGTACTTTTTAATTAGGAGATTTAAATGGCTGAAAAAAATGAAGACAAAAAACAAACAAGTGTAAGAGACAAGTTAATGCTTTACATTACTCTAGGAGTTCTAGGGTTTGTTGGTCTTGTGATCGGTGGAGAATATGTCGTGATTATGTATGCGCAGTCTAAAACAGGAGAGATTGTTGAAGCCCAGCCTGAGGTTATTGGTTTGGTGCAAAATGCCCTTGTAGGTCTAATTGGAATCATCGGCGGCTACTTTGGTGCTAAAGCAACAAAAGGAGATGAACAATAATGCATGTTAAATTTTGGTGCGTAAATGGCTAATGTAATTACACTTAAAAATTCAGGTACAGTAAGTGGTGTTCCGACATCCCTTGCGTTCGGGGAAATCGCTATAAATTATGCTGATGGTATTTTATTTTACAAAGATGCTGATGATGCAATTGTTTCTTTTAGCATATCAGATGCAATCGCCAGTTCAAGTCTTGATACAGATGTTGCTGATTTAGAAGTGTCAGTAGCCATGCAAACCTTCTAGGGCTTGGAACAGCTTTTCTGTTATAATTGAGTATTATGGATGATGTAAAAATAAACACAAGTAAGACATTAACCCTTACTTTGCCAAGCGATCCTACATCTAATGTTGTTTCAACAAGCCTTTATCATGAATTTGGTTCTCTAGTAAGTGGCCCAACTAACGCTACCAGATCAAGCGCTGGGGTGTACACAATTACATATGGTCAGCAAGCTTCTGGTATTTATATTTTAAATTCAGCAGGCCGGCACAGAGTTGACTATGTGTACACAGTTAGCGGCACATCATATACTCAATCTCAATACATAAATGTTTACACCCCTTATATTAATAGCGATACATTTTTTGAAGATCACCCGGAGCTAGAAACAGATTTTGCTGACAAATTTGATAAGATGGAAAAAAAAGTTAGAAATATAATCAATACATTTTGTGGTCAAGCATTTGATTATTATCCTAATAAATATATAGAAATCCAAGGTTCTGGAAAAAAAATAATTCATTTACCAGTTCCTATTTCCAATTTGCGCATAGTGACAGTTAATGTCGGTGATTCGGATGAAGCCGTTGTCCATAATGCCTCAGATGCAACTTTAAATAATATTGAAAAATCAAAAGAACCACATAATTTTGGTAGTACATATTACCTAAAATATAAACAAGGTTTTTTAGAAAAAATTCAAGTAATTATTGCAAGTGGTAAATTTGATGAAAATGATGATTATAAAATTGAAGGAGATTTTGGTTGGCAATTTATCCCAAACAATATTGAGCAAGCGGCAGACCTTCTTTTAGAAGACATGATGAGTGACGATTCCGAATACAGAAGGCATGGAATTTACCGTGTTGATATGGACACCATTGAATACGAAACTAAGAAAGATATTTCATTCTACGAATCCACTGGTAATATTGACGCTGATGTTTTGCTGATGGATTACACGCTGTTTGTAATGGACTATGTGGTTTAAATGTCTAACGGGACTTTCTTAAAACTTCCGCATAAGATTGATGTTTACACTAAAACAATAAGTGTGAATGCAGCAGGGCAAAGGGCTACAACATACGCTTTAGCCGGAACAATTAAAGCCTTGTATCAGGCTATGTCTTCGGAAAGAAGAACATATCCATACACAGACAATATTGATGAAATAGAATTTTATATATCCTACAAAGATGCAAGTTATGCTTCGTATAGCAATCGTATTAGAAATGTTGTTGATAGATATGGCAATGTTATTGAAGTTGGCCCAGTAGAAATTATTAACATTCATAAACAACTTGGGTTAAACGGTAAAGTTAGGCAAGTTCTTTTAACTTGCAGGAAGGTTGTAGAAAATGCTTAAGATTAGAATTAACAGATCGGCTAGTGTGCAAATGGAATATGCGGCTATTAGAACACAGACGGCTCCTTTAAGACTTCAAATTGCTCAATTAAGAGCTATCAATGCCGCTGCAGAGAAAATAAAAAGTAGGCTTCCAGAGATTTCTAGAGGTGCTAAGTATTTAGAAGTAAAAGCAATGCCTTACGGTCCAGTTGGAGCCCAACTGATTATCAGTCCGGCTAAGGGTTCAAAGTCCAATAAGGGCGGAAGGAATGTGCAAATTGCTTCGGCAATAGTTTTAACAGGTAAAAAAGGCGGCGGTTATATTTATCCAAAAAGAACTGTTGCAATGAAATTACGCGCAGAGAGCGTTGCTGCTGGCTACGGTCAATTTTACACTCGTGTTAGAAAAGTTAGGATTGCAAGTAAGCGACCAGAGGTAAGAGATCTTGCGAAGCAAGTTGTTGTTAGTTTAATAAACCAATCACTTTCCAAAGAAGGGTTTGGTCCAAGAGGTGGGCTCAGCGCTCCACGAGGTTAATTATGCCAATAAGCGTATATGATGTAAACACATTTTTAAAAGCTGATGCTACATTAACAAGCGTGGCTGGCAAGGTGATGAACTTTTTTCCAGTAATTGGTTATGGCTCAGAGACAGCCCCGTTTGTGGTTTATTACTATGAACCCGGTACCCCATCAATTGAATCTTACTGGCTAAGAAAAGATGTCGTAAGATATGCCATATATGACTCGGATGTTTCTCGTTTATTTAATATTACAGAAAGATTTATTACATTACTTGGTTCATCAGATCAGGTCCAAGGGACCATTCCCAGCAGTAGCGTTAGGATGTTGAATTCATTTTTATTTGCTACAAACCTGACTGAGCCAATAGAAAAAGAGGGCTGGTATCTGATGGATATGGATTTTTACCTAATATCAGTAAGCCTTTGATGAATTTGTGGTAGAATAAATATATATGAAGTATAATGTTATTACATACATCGGCAAGACCCCTGGTTTTGTCGTAAAATTAGGTTCTAAGGTTTATGATTTTGAATGGCAAAAAGGCATTGGTGTCGGAACGCGATTAAATGAAATAAGCCCAGATCACGCTAAGAAGATATCTTCCTGGCGGGACCGCAAGGGTAAAAAAATATTTATCCTTGAATAAGTTTTATGGAGGAATAAAATGACAGTAACAGTTTCAAATATTCTTGTAGGCGAAGCAGAAGTTAAGACAGGCGCTTCAAACACAACAATGAATTTAAGTGATTTTGCTGCTCTTACATCAGTAGGAGCAACAACAGGCGGCGTAGAGATTTCGTGGGAACCAGATATGGTTGACATTGAGATTGACCAATACGGTGATGCAGCAAAAGTAATTCAATCAAAAGTAAAGGTAATGGTTAAGACAACCCTTGCAGAAGGTACCCTTAACAACCTTGCAACAGCATGGAATTATGATAATGAAACCGATGGAGCAGACGTTCTTGCAAACAATGCTGGTGACGGTGCAAGCACCAAGACATTCTTGTTTGGTTCGCAATCAGTATACCCTTTTGAGTATGCCTTGCAAATCGTAGGAAATGCACCAGGCTCAACGGCTTCGGTAACAAAGACACGCAATTTTAATACAAAAAGAGCAGTATCTTTTGCATCTTCAATGATCGCAATGAAGCGTTCAGAAGCAACCGTATTTGAGGTTTCTTTCAGGGTCCTTCCGGTAACGGAAGATTCTGGGTACGAGTACGGCAAGATTATTGATCAAGTCTAATATTTATAATTAGATAAACAAAAATTTGTACCAAATTGAGAAAATCCCTTAGGTAGGTATGCTATACTTTTCCTAAGGGATTTTCCCTATTACCAACAAGGAGTAAACAAATGAGTGACAAAAATGTAGACCTTTTTAAAGGAACAGAAATTGTTTTTGCGGATGGGGTTAAGCGTATTGTTAAACCTCTTACGATTAAACATTTGCGTGAATTTATGAAAGTTGCAAACGAAATGAAAACTAACGATGAAGCAGGTATGACTGACGAGGACATTGATAAAATGATTTCTGCGGCAGCGATTGCTTTGCGTAAAGCCGACCCAGCTTTGTCAGCCAATAAAGAATTGCTTGAGGATGTTCTTGATCTTAGAACATTCGGTGAAGTAATGGCTGCAGCAATGGGTTCAGACCCAAACCAGTAGATGGGGTTGGGGGTGGAAGTGATTCACCCCTTGTTTGGGAAGATATACCCTTATTAAAATATGAGTCAGAAATATTTGTTCAGACTGGTGCTTGGCATAGCCTGGAACAATTAGAGGATTCATTAATCTTGCATGAGATGTTTTTGCTTTATCGTGCCTGCACTAATGAGTTCAGTAAAAACATGAAGGCTCTTGCTGCCTCTCAAGGGGCCGATGTTGACTTTGAAGACGATTGGTACGACCAATCGGATAATACAAAAGAACATGCCATTACCCAAACTGAAATAAGAATGCTTCCGAAGGGATTTGGCCTGGGTTTTGACTCAGGATGATAATTGCTTTTTTGCCAATAAAATGCGATAATTTACATTGGTACAACTATGTCTGATGTAGATATTATAATTAATGTTGCAACGCAGGGCGCAAAATCAATCACTGATTTAAGCGCTTCTTTGCGTTCGTTAAACAAAAATTTAGTTGATTTAAATATACCAATTAAGAAATTAGATGCTCACAGTCAGTCTGTTGCTAAAGCGCTTGGCATGGGTGCAAGAAGTGCCAATGACCATGCTAAGTCACTTAAAGGTCTTATTGCTAATCAAAAAGCTCTTGGTGCTGAAACTAGAAGAATAAAAACTGAAATCGGAGCATATCGCGCAGCAATTGGTTTTGCTGGGGCAAGCAACAAGGCTTTTGCAGACTCTGCCCGTAAATCCGTAACACAACTTAAACAAATGGATAGAGCGTTGCGAGGAATGAGGATTAGAGCTTTTGGTTCAGACCTGCGAGCAACGTCTACCCGAATTCAAAAAATCGGTAAGGATGCACAATTCGTAGGTAGAAGTTTGATGATCAACCTTACAGCTCCCTTGACGCTGTTTGCCAGAGTTGGTTTCCAGCAACTTCTTGCTGTAGACAAAGAACTTGTTCGTTTAACCAAAGTTCTTGACAACGTTGCGCTATCTGCTGATCAAGCTAATAGAAAACTTGGTCCAGGATCTACCCCCCAGCAAGTTCAAGGTTTGACTGATGCTTTTACTAGTTTAAATAATGAACTAACAAAAATTAGTTCCAACTATGGTGTATCAAAACAGCTTGTTGTAGGTCTTGCTTCGGATTTTGCCGAATTAGGTCTTACTGGCCATGAAAGCATTATTGCTTTAACCGAATTGACTGCCCAAATTGAAAAACTTGGCGCAATGGATATCGGTGGAGCGCAAGACTTAACTCAAGCATTATATTTCCAATCAATTAGAGCTTATGAAAACACCGGTGCTTTTGAAGGCATGACAAGCGCAATTGACAGAGAAGCTCTTGCTGTTAAAGCCGCTACTACTCAAATGCAATTGTTTAACGCCATTGAAAACGTAACAGCTTTAACGCTAAAAGATTTAGGTCAGGCATTCCCAGAAGTTGCATCAATGGCTGTTTCAATGGGTTTGTCAATGACAGAAGCTGCTGCAATGCTTGCTCCGATGAAAGCCGCTGGTTTGGATGTAGGAGCTTCCGCTAACTCAATTAAAGTATCTTTGCAAAGAGCAATAAGCCCTACAACTAAAAATATAAAAATTTTAAAAGCGCTCGCTGAATCTTTCGGGGAAGCTGGTGATAAATCAAGCGCATTTGCAACTGCGAATAAAACTGGTTTAACAGGTTTGCAATCTATTACTGAAATTTTTGACAAAGTAATGGCTTCTAAAGGGGGAATGGAAGGGGCGCTGAAGTTGATGTCAAATCTATTTGAGAAACGACAGGGGCCACGTATGTTTCTTGCCATTGAGCAACTTTCTTTGTTCAATAAAGAATTAAATATCGCTACTAGATCATCAACGTCTGCTGAAGGGTTGTTAGCTGGTGTTGCTGAAAGCGCATTAAGAGAATTTAATACTTTAAATAAAACAGCTTTGCCAGAAACTGTTAATAACTTTAAAGATATTGGTATTCTTGCAAGAATTGCAACCGCACATGTTGGTCAGGAAGTTGAGGGATTTGTTGATGCACAAGGAGAATTAATTAGAGTAAGTGCTCTGCAAATTAAAACAGCTAAAGAAGCAAGAAAGGCTGTTGCTGACAGGATTATATTAGAAAAACAAACTAAGGGAAGAGATGTTGTTTCTGAAGTAAAAACAGAAACAGGTCGAGCAATGCTCATTGAGCTTGCCGGTGCGTCTAACGCTGCGGAAGTTGCAAATGCTGAATTAGGAGAGTCACTTAAGGCATTGTCGGTTGTTACAGAAAAACTTAAAAATAATTTTAAACTGTTTGCAGCAGATATTTTTAAAGCAGTAGTTCCAACTCTCCAAAAGTTAAGCGACAAAGTTCAGGAATTGATGGACAAATGGAACAATTCAACTCAAGAGTTTAAAGATCGGGTTTCTAAAGTAATTACATCAATTACTGCTTTCCTTGCTATTCTTGGTCCGTTAGTTCTGGCTATGGGAACTTTACAAGCTGTTACCGGAGTTTTGGGAAGATCTATTGCTACATTCATTCCTAAACTAAGGACCCAAACAGGAGAGTTTATTGGTTTAGGTCATGCTATTGGCGCTGCAAAAACACAATTAACACAATATAACGCAGTTCAAAACGGAACATTTTTAAGTGCAATAAGAAATAAACTTACAAAAAAAACTGGGAATATTTACGCAAGCCCTCAAGCCGCAATTGACGACTTAACGGCAGCTAGTAAAGCAAAATTTGGCACGGGCTATAAGAAAATAGAAAACATTACACCAGCAAGAGAAGCTAAAATTTTACAAGAACAACAGTTTAAATCTTTTCAAAGACTTAACCCAAGCAGCTCTCCGGTTGCTGCTCAGAAAAAACTTTTTAAAGAAAGTCAAAGAATTTCAGCAAAAGTTGCTAAGTCTGGAGCATTTTCTTTAACTCCTAAAGAAGTAGCGTTCCAAGCAAAGAATGCTTTGAAAATAGCAAGCGTACCAACCGCAATGAGTGAAGGAGCAACAGTTGCTACTCCAATGATTGCAAGAAAAAAACAAATTTTTGATAAGGCATCAGTGTTTGCAAAAAAAGGCATGATGACAGATGCCGATGGTTCTAAATTTTTTACCAGAAGAGGAAGAGAAATATCTGAAGCAAGAGCTAACCAACTTGCAACCGGTAGATTCGCTGCACCTGTTACTGACCCATTAAGAAGATTTGGTCAAAGAAGAGTATCTGGAATGAAAAGTTTTGCAAAAGATCCTGTTGCTGCGTTAGCAGCAGCTCCTAGAGCAATAGGTCGGTCTATTGGCAGAACTGTAACGCGAGTACCTACAGCTGCTTTGTCTGCAAGAGCCGCTATGTCAGCAGGCGGAGTTAAGTTAGCAGACAAAGCAACAGATATTCTTGGAACTCCTGGAAAAGTAT